AATAGCATATCAAGCCCACGAGTGTTTTTAAACCTAATCATGGGGTCTGGGCAGGGCTTGACGTGATACTCAGTAGGCTCCACGAAAACAGCCTCGTTAGTCTCCATGTCCCACTGAGCAACCTCGCCTCCTGCATACTCGGACATCTTAACCCACCCTGTAGGGGATAGATATTCAGTGTCTTTGTCAACACAGCCCATGTCGGCAATCAGTGCAAAGGTCTCTCTGTCTTTCATTATGTTAAATGCCTGCTCCTGATGAGCATAAGGCTTAGTTTTAAATTTAAAGTCTGACATTGTGATACTCCTTCTTTACTTGAACAGTTCTTTAATTAATTTCTGGTTTGGCATTTCCCTGCTCCAACATAATAATTACAAAACCCTCATAATCAAGCCTTCCAGAACAATGCCAAATAGCACGCTCTTTCATCTGTTCTTTTGTCCAACTGCCCAGCCCTTCTAAGGCACTCCAGTGGAACAATATAAAATCATTCTGTATTTTAATAAAAACATAACATAGCCACCCCGCCTCCCCATGCAAAACACTCCACCATCGCTGAGCACTGGTGAAATGAGGTATTCTAACGGGGGTAATGTCCTTCTTTGGGTAGTTCGCGACGTACTTTAACTCGATAAAATAGTGATTACCTCCTAATGACATAACCACGTCTGGAATCCCCTCCCCAGAGCACTCCAAGCGAGTCCATGCTGTCTTGTGCCCCAACTCCTTGGCTTTCTTGCGAAACCCGTCGCGCAACGCGCGTGCAAATGATGATTCACTCATCCTCGTACCTCTTTGTTAGTAGCTCTGATGTCAATATCAACCCATCCATACGCTTGATACAGCTAGCTAGATTATCCAGCTTATTGTATAAACAGAGTTGCACCTCTTTAATCTCGTTAAATAGATACTGCTTCGCCTCGTGGTCGATATCAAGTGAATCAACTGCCTCACTAAGCTCATGCATACGCGCGGTTATGTCGTCCTTAACCTCGTCAAAATCAGAGTTCAATATCGCCACTGTACTCCACCGGTTTAATCCTATATTCTCTGTCTTCATACCAGCCGGGTGTGACAGTACAATCTTCCCAATCAGCAGTATCAGGGTGTTCACAACATAGGTGTACTTTGTGTTGTACGGTGTAACCTTCCGCCCAAGCGTGTATTTCTGTTGCGTGTTTATGTTTACTCATCTTCATTCTCCTTAGTTTTAGTGGATATCCCACCAATTATCTCCTTTATTACTATCCACATGCATAGGGCAGGTAGTAGGGTAGGCTTCCACCATGACCCTCTCTAACTCATCCATAGCGCACTTTAAATCATCCCCCTTCAACGAGGTAGTTATAATTACTTCATCATGTATTACAGCAAGTAGTTTAAAATCAGTGTTGTTTACAACCCCTTGATTCCACATGTCTACAATAGCTTTTTTCATAATATCCGCGGCACCCCCCTGTATTAAGCGGTTTACTGCTTTATGTATTACAACACTGTCGGCACCTTGGTAATTACATCTTCTCTTCCCTACCGTTCTAATGTACTTCCTAGTACGGCAAACGCCTCTTACAGTGTCAGATAGCCTCCTAAAGAAAGGGAAGCTACTATTGAAGCTACCTAAAATTCTCTTACCTGTAACTGCGTCCCCCAGCTTAAGTGATAATGAGGCTTCACCCTGCCCATATAGCTGAGCTAGTAGTACCATCTTCATGGTTTGGCGCTCTACGTCTGGCGCGCTTGTCATAAGAATTGCATAGAAGTCCGACTCTGGGGTTTTATTAAACAGCTCCTTTAATTCGTCAGCCTGTTCCCCTGAGCAGTAATGCAAAGCTAGTCGAGGCTCAATCTGTGAATAGTCAGCTCCTACTAATACCTCACCCTCATCAGCTATAAACAACTCTCTAAAGCGAGCATCCCGAGGAGTTTGTTGTAGGTTAGGTTTACTACTGCTCATCCTTGCTGTAACCGCACCAATCTGATTAAAGCCTGCGTAAAGTCTTCCGTTGACTACGTACTTCTTATACGCGCCATCAATAAATGAGCTCATTAGTTTAGTGTTCTTGCGACACGCACTAATCGCCTGTGCAATAGGTGCATCACAGGACTTTAAAAAGTCAGCTGTGAACGATGGGTTGCCCTTGTCAGTTATCGGATAAGGAACGCCTAGGTCATCGAACGCTCGCTGTATATCACGCCCTGCGTTTACATTAACCACTCTACCTGCAATCTGTGTAAGTGTCTTAGTTAGGGTACGACTTTCAACCACCAACTCCCCACCTAACGATTTTAGTTTATCGGTGTCCATGCGGATACCTTTAGCGGTCATGTGTAGTAGTGGCTCAATCAAACGCATTTCTAGGTCTATAATCTCAATCACCTCAGCCTGCTTAATCAACACCTGTTGCTTGTTATAAATGTCTAGGGTTAGTTCTGCGTCAACTCTCGCGTAGGGCTCGACCAGTTTAATCGGTGCGCGCCAAATGTTACCTGCCTGTGAGCGACCTTTTCGCCCACCAAAGGACTGGTGACACCACTCATAGAGTGCGTCCTCGTTTTTGCCTTCACCCACGTATATCTCGCCCAGTGCGCCTAGTGAGTAGCTACTTCGGTACTCGTTGATACAGCGCTCTGCTAGCAATACATCAAAGAAAGGTGCTTTAGGTATGATACCCTCAGCCATTACGAATCGTAAGTCAAAGTTAGCGTTTGCCATCACCTTAAGGTTAGGCAACTCCATTAGATACTTTAAATAGTCGAGTGCTACTTGCTCATCCATATTGCTACTGTCGCCATCGTGACGAAAAGCAACATAAAAACTACTCCCGCCATCAATACTAACGGAATAACCAACAATACGGTCATCGTCATGAGGAGATAGACCAGTAGTCTCTGTGTCAAAGGCGAATGGTACGCCTTCTGGTATAAGCGGTAAATCTGGGTGTTCATATTCCTTTAAATCCTCTGGTAAGGGTACGGGCATATCTAACCGAGCCTGTCCAGCAGGCGGTTTACTCTTAATGCCTTTTGTCCATACTAACATACGTCTTTTATCCTACCCTCTGCTATATTAAAATATTTATCGTCTAGTTCAATACCAATGAAGTTTCTATTCAAGTTCTTACAGGCTACACCTGTTGTGCCATAAGGTGGGTCTGTAATAATAGCATCGACCTTAACACCATCGGCAATAAGTCTGTCCATTACTTCTAGGCAATCGCCTTTGTATAAATCAATCATGTGATTTACCCCTTTAAATTGTACGGCACCCTCTTTCTAAGTGACGTTGTTTATTACTTTCTTTTCTGTTGGTTGCGCTCTACGCGCTCCCAGTATTCATCCCACGCTTCGTCTTGGTACATAGTCTCGTTTCTCCCCCATGGAGTAAAGTTCATCAGCCGTATAATCTAATGTGTAGTCGTCCCATTGTACTAGAAAACGTGAAAAACTAAAAGTGTCCGCAAACTTCATACCCTCGGAGCGTAGGTAGTCGTACATACCAGTAAGCATCTTGTTCATCAGCACCTTACGCTGTGTACCATCTGTAAACGTCACGTATAGGTCAAACTGTACGCCGTGAAGTATCACTACCTCTGCTGAGAGTATTTCGGGCTCGTATGATAAAGCATCAATCTCAACACGTGATTCGTTACCCATAGCAACGACAATGTAGTGCAACGCCTTAAGCAAATCCTTTTGATTTAAGCCGTCTTTCTTACCATAGCGCATGAGATACTTGATTGCGTTATCAATCGCCGTGTTAGTGAGCGTTCCTCGCGCTTGGTACACGTCTAGTGCTTGCACAGCGTTGTTAATATTAGTGTAGTGCTGAGAGTAGGTACTATCTATATACTCACGCAACTCACACATCACGTTATCTTCATTAAATTTATAATCAATCATCTGCCCTACCTCTATTGATTACTTTGTCGTTATAATCAAACATCCATAATAACAACCATACTACCCACAGTATTCCCACACCCACTAAAATCTCAAATACATCATAACCATACACCATATTATTCTCCTT